TCGAGTTGATGTAGAACGGGATAAGATCTCGCTCAGCTGCCTGCGTTATCAGCTTGCGATACTTCATCTCTTCAATCAGCAGTGTGTCATAGTGTGTATAGCGACACTTGAGTTCTATATAGTGACCGGCAGTAGCAGAGATACAATCAAAGGCATCATAGATACCCTCACTCTTTACAAGGTCTGGGTAGAGACTCTCTTTCAGGTACTCAAATAGTTCTATCTCTTTCATTGCCACGGTGACTGACCTCCGAGTAAGTTAATCAGTTTGCGTAGTGAGTTGTTACACCTGCGGTCTGCTGTAGATACGGCGCACTCTAACTGTCCTGCTATCTGTTGCAGTGTGTAGTTATCGAAGTGGCGTAGGCGTAGAAGTGTTTGATCCTGTACATCTAACTTCAAGAAGCAGCGCTTAATATCAATCAAGGTAGCAAGTAGGTTGCCACCTTCTGATGGTGAGGACTTACCTTTAGGTTGTCCATCCTGGATCATCTGTTGTATCTGTTCTAATACTGTGCCATCTACCACTGATGCAATGACAAAAGGAAGTAACTGTCCCAGCTTTGCACTCTCATAGTAGGCTTCATCAGTTGTTTGGTAGCCAGACTTTAACGCCTTCTCTTTGCGAGCATAGCGTTCTGCTACTCGTCTCATCTGATAGGCAATGCGCTGCTCGTTATGCCTGCGCTTGTCATCGTTAGGTTCAAGCATCTGTTCAGTAATCCAAGTGGTGCGAGTAATCGCCCACGCCAAACACTCTTGCTTCACATCATCACGCTCAACGTGGTTCTTGTATCTGTTAGAGATACTGATAGCAACGCTGAGTGCTAGGTCATAGGTAACTGGATGTAACTCAGTCATTGTCCTGTACTTCAGGCCATACGCCATCTAGTACCATCATTGCAATAGCTGAGTAGTTGAGTAAGTCTACGAATGAATCACGCAATGACTCATTGCTTGGCTTAACACCTGAGTCAAGTAAGTTATTGATGCGTGCTATCTTGTCCCAAATACGTACACGCAAACCATTAAGTGGTCCACCTGGTGAGTGAGCAATGTTCTTTGGGCCGTAGTCGTGATGCTTACGCACCAGTAGATTGCCAGCTTGGTCCATAATACGCCAGACATCTGCAATAAAAGCCGCATCTACCTTGTCGGCATAGGCCGAAGGAGTATAGTCTCGGTTTCCATATTGATCTCTAGGATCTGGAAGCCCATATGCTGCAAAGTCTGTACCATCGTGTCCCACTCGCTTCTTGTCATCGTCATACATTAGACTCCCCTATCAGTAACTTTCTTGTAGCATCAATTCCATTAGCCAAGTAGTAATCATTGATGTCCATACCTGGGGGTAGTGTAACAATTTGTGAGTTCATTACCTCGTTCGCCACGCGCTTAGCAAACTCAGCACCTGGGTTAGACCCATCCTCTTTGATGTCATTGTCACCAACAACAAAGATAGTTTCGTACCCCGCAAATAGTTTGGGAAAGTGTGGCTTCCACGCAGCTACACCAGGTACACCCACGGCAGGGATACCAAGCTCACCGCTAGTAACTATCGCATCTAATTCACCTTCACATACAACGATGTAAGGTGAGTCAACAGTGATGTCACATACGTTATACAGGTGTGCCTTCTGCCCAGTAGGTGAACCATACTTAGGCTTGGCATCATCTAATCTTCTAAACTTAAAGCCAACACAACCACCAGATGCTGTGATGTATGGGATGGATAGCCACCCTTCATACATCTCGTGACCATTGATTGGATTGGTAATAGTCCCTAACTGAAACAGTCCTGCTGTCTCTTCAGAGATCCCACGTCCTTCGAGTACGGCTAGAGCCTCTGGACTTATTGCCTGTGCGTATTGTTGCGCCGCTTCCAGCAGCAATTTCGACTGCACGTTTGAGGCCATCGTTAAACTCCAAGTTCTCTAGTATGCACACTAAGTTAGCTGCATTGCCACCCTTACCGCAGGTGTGACAGAAGTACAGGTTGTCGTAGGTATTCATAACAGCAGACCTGCGACTGTCGCTATGTAGGCAGCATCTCACTGATGCGCTCTTACCTTCTCTTACTTCACCTCCGAAGTGCGAAACAATTGCTGCTATGGGGATTGTGTTTGCATCAACGGGACCTTTGTACCGTCCCGCTTTACGTACCCTGGACCAGTCTTGTGCTGGCATACACACCCCGTTCTGTTGCACTTATCGTGCCACGCAGTAGCACGCTTTAAGTGACCGACTGTGTTTTCTTCTCCTGCTTTATGACAGTTCTGGCAAATCATTCTTGGCCTTCTCTGATGCCTCTGCTATAGCTGCTTCGTATGCTGCAACGTCTTCATTGTATTCTTCTACTACTGGTTTTAGTATCTCTGATGTTGTAATTTCTCCACCTGGTACTGGCATTATTCTTCTCCTTTAATTTCTTGATGAAAGATTCCTTTTTCTTTGTGTCTTTTTACTAAGGTATGAACACCCTTTTCACTCTGTCCAGTAATCATAAGACCACATTCAGGACAGCGATATGAAAAACTTGGGCTTTCTTTTGCATACCATTGTTGTGCATACTCGTTCATTGCTTCTCCTTTAGCCATTGTGTTAAGTCCTGAATGACCCAAGCCTGATCTATTGATGCGTTGCGACGCTTAACTACAACATAAGACAGAGGGACTTCCCCAAGACCTCTTGCCTTTGCATAGTTAAGCGCCTCAACTTGTGCTTCTCTCCAGAACTCAGGCAAGGAAAGAGTTGCCCTGTTCTTGAGTTCAAGGATATAGGTTTCTCCCGCGATAACAGTTACGATGTCGCCCTCATCCTTTGCCCCAGCTTTAGTCAGACGTTCTGCAATGACTCCGCTTTTACGAAGCCACTTCATTACATCTGTCTCAAACTGAGAACCTTTAGTCTTGTTGTACTGACTCATCTACCAATACAACCTTGTTGATCTTATAGATGATGTTGCCTTCTTCATCTTTAACTAATTCGACAATACCAGATTGCAGCAGCGCACCAACGAAGTTGGTAAGGTCTACCTTGAGTGCATTAACATCTTCACGCAACGCAGTTATGTTGAGATTGTCTCGGTAACTATTCTTAAGTTCCTTCTCGTGAACTGGCTTGTCTTTTTTACCGCTCATTTGTTCAGACATTATACCCTCCTTGGTATCCTGCAATCGTATCTCTTCTTAACATCCAACCGAACTCATTTTGATCTGAGATCTGTACTGCTGCGTAGTTTACCAGTAGCTGTGCAAACTTGCTTCCGTCAGCAGTGTGTTCTCCAAACCGATTCTTTACCGGTGCTACCTTAAGTATTCCTTGTGATGGGTCATAACCCAATGTAAGTATCAGTGCAGGTAACTGACTGACCTTTCCGTGAATTGCTCTGCGATGAGGTGGATTACTAGGTGACCCATACTCTGACTGTTCTGATACGTGGTGAAGCACCATCACACAGGCCTCAGTCTTGCGTGCCATATCGTGAAGCTCCATCATAATTGCTCTAAGTCCTGCCCATTCGTTGTCCGTCTCAGCGGTGATGTTCATTAAGTTATCAATGACAATCAACTCAGGTGGGTGTCCATAGAGTTCGACGTAAGCCCTGATCTCTAACTCCAAGTCATCAATGTTTGGAGATGAATCAAAGACCCACTTGATGTGTGAAAGTTTGTCTAAGTGTGCATTGTAATACTTACTATCGGTAGAAAGGTTTGCTTCGACTGTCACTTGTGAGTGACCAGATAGATGCGATACAGACCTCATCATTACAGTAGTAGTATCAGTATCTGCGGAGAAGAAAAGTGTAGGAACTTTGGCTTTGATTGCATAGATCAAGGAGAACATAGACTTACCAGCATTAGGTGCTGCAGCTACCATACATACCTGGCCTCTGCGAAACTTAATACCTTCTGTTGCTAACCCTTTCCACACATCAGGTAGCGGTGTTGCTTTGGTAAGCACTCCACTCCAAGCGCGGGAAAGATTAAGCAACGCCGTCCTCCTGATTTAATCTGATGCCTCGTTGTTGGCGAATACGGAAGCGTTCTCTTGGAGAGAGTCCACCCCATATGCCAAAGTTCTCTTTGCGTATTCCCCACTCAGCACATTCTCTGCGGTGGGGGCAACGCATACAAATTGATTTTGCATACTGGGCCTCGGCAAGACTTACTGATTCCTGTTCTTTATCAGGAAACCAGAAGTCACCACCGATTGTTGCACAACTAGGAGCTTCGTATTGACTTGGCTCCCGCATTAGTTATCGGACCCAGATGGTGTCGCACTTATCTGGCGCACCCTTGGGTGCTGCACACATATAGCCTGACCACGGACCCTTTTGTCCTACACCTGAACGTAGTGTCATTGCACCGTGACGACAGATGTTACCGCTACCCGTTGGTGGTGCTATTGATGTTGGAGCTGGTGTATTGAACTGCTGTGCTATTGCTGCAACTGTTGGTGTTGGTGCTCCACCTGATAACTCTGCACCTGTTGCACGGATGTTTGCAGCGTTCATTGCAAGATCTGCAAGACCTGATTCTAATTCTGTAACTGTTGATGCGTACAAGTTGATGAGTGTTCCATCATTTAACTTGTAATTGATTTGGAACTTTGTTCCTTCTGTAGCCATTTACTTGCCTCCACTTTGCTTGATTGATAGTCGCTGGCTTTCAGCTCCTACCTTCTTAGGGACAAACCCTAATAGTTTTTCTACCTC